CATGGCGAACGCTCATCTCTTGCGAGATTTTAATGACGCTGAAGCCTCGAGACCTCATTCGAAAGATCTCAATTTCCTCGTCTGTAAATCCTGCCTCCCGCTCGTAGAATTCTCGCTCTCGTGTACTGAATTGCAGGTTGCACTTAGCGCCTTTTTCTGATAGCCGTTCCTTTAGATCTTCCATTCTTTTTAGTCCTCGATCTGGTTCGAGTCTGCGTGATTCGTGCCATAACTCTTAATTACCTCCTCAATCTCATCGGCTGTGAGATCAGTTGCAACAACGTTGCCTTGGCTATCTACAAGTGTATAAACACCTGTAGCATTGGTTGTGGTAGTACTACCGAAGTCGTACTGGTTCAGGTATAGCAGAAATCCTGCAACTACTACGAGTACAGCAGCAACTACACCGCAAATGACTTTTATCAAACTCGAATGACTGCGTCCTTCCGAATGTTCTCTGCTTTCAACTCGGAGAGCAAGCCAGTTACGATGAAGTCTTGATCCATCTCACATACCTCTGGTTCGAGGAGCTACTGTGATGAGCTTAGTCTGCAGATCGTTACGCTGTTGAATGCGCTGATCAGAAGGCAGGTCATGCCACTGCTGACCAATCTCTCTGAAGTTGATGCTAGCAGGGAAGCCTTTGTAGTGATCACGCATGACAGCAAGGTTGACCATGAAGTGCGTCAGAGCCACAGCAGGCGTGCAGCCTTGTTTGATAGCGTAGTTACGGATAACCTGCTCGTAACTCATAAGGTTGGGAATCATCATTAAGCTCCTTTCTCCTGTTTGCTGTGAGGTAACTTATTTACCTCCAACATCAAATTGTCCAGATAGCCATTGCCACCGAGCGCTGTGTGATACACTTCATGCATTTTGATCAGGTCTTCGTACTCATCGCGAGTAACGTAGCCGCGTTCAACAAAATGGTTGCCGAGGTACTTGATCCGGTCATAGAGCAGAATGCGAACACCAGCCTCGATGCCATTGTCTTTCTTCTGGCGTGCAGACAGCAAGGTGAACACGCCAGAGATAACAGCTGCAAGAGCGCTGCTACTAAGAGCAGCAATCAGAATAGTCATGTCACTTCTCCTTCGTCGTAAATACAGCGATGTTGCCTTGGTTGCCAATCTTGAGATTCAGTGCTGCAGCAAAATCTCGAGCGTTGATGTAGTTGGAGCCGTCTTTGAGAATTCTCTTGACAGCTACTTCCTTACCATCAACAATAACTTTAGAAGTCTCAACCACCTCGTCCACCTCCTTCAACAATTTTTTGAAGTCTGCCCATTTCTTCTCGTCGATCAAAGGTTCAGGGCATCTCTTCTTACTAACGTCATAATGCCGTACAGCATACTTGACGTTAGGCAGCTTCTTCAACAGCATCTGATACAAGCGTGCTGCATTCTCCATGGTCTGTTGAGGAATGTAGTACTTACCAGATGCATCGGTGTGGCTGACCATTTCGATACTGACGGAGTTGTAGTTGTTGACGAACTTGCCGCACGTGCCTCCCCAACCATCGCCAACAGACCAGGCGACAGTATCCAGAGGTACGCATTCGTAGACAACGTTGTTCTCATCAACACAGTAGTGAGCAGATGCTGCTCTACCCTCACTGCCATTTGCGAAGTACCGGGCATTGCCCTTAGCTGTTGCGGAGGTGCCTATGTTTGCGGTGTAGTGGAACACAATAGCTTCGATAGCTGTTAGAGGACGTTTACCGCCATGTCGGCTTGCTTTGATGGTACTGTTGATGATTAGTTTCATTCATCCTCACCTCTCTTAGCAATGATGTCCTGCACTTTCTGGCTCTGAGTACCAAAGTAGAAAGCGATAACGACAGTGTAGACGACCATGAACTCTTGCGTGATCTGCTTCGTAATTGCCAGATAAGCAAATACGGCAGTCAGCACAATCGTAACAATGGACTTAACACTGCACAGAGTTGCGAGTCTTTTCTTCAGGTAACTATTCATTGTTTGGATCTCCTTTCTTTGCAAAAACTTTTTTCACCATACCGAGTAGCAGCTCGCCTCCGAATGCAGCAGCTATAAATGTAGCTTCTGTTGACCAGTCTAAGGCTTGCAGCAGCTCGATCATAGTTTTGTTGAGAATGGCCTGAATATAGGCACCAACAAATACGAGCAGCTTTGTACCTACAATAATGTAGCCTGTCAACTGCAGTGCTTGAATGCACTGCACGACAATGAGACGCATCATCTCGTTTTTATTCCATCGCTCTTTGTACTTAAGCATTGGCCATTTTAATGTAGGTGCTTGTATCGGCTGAGTAACTTACTTCTGGTAAAGTAGTACCGCCGAGTACGGCGTATAGGTCTGGGTACTCTGTCTGCGAGAAGGTTGAGCCGTCGCACTCATGCCAGGGCGCCTCTAGCTGCCGTACGGTTACGAGCATATCCCCAACTTTATAGCGCTGTTCAGCCATCTTATCCAGAGCTTGGTTGACTGTAGGATCTGCAGGAGCGTCGCCTGCTGTCCAGATTTGTTGCGCGGTTGCTGTCGTCAGTAGATTATTCGCAACAAGTGGTGTTTCCTCAGCTAGAGGTTCATCCTCGAGTCTAATCCACTGGTATCGAATAAGTTGACCATTTGCACCGTATACGCCATATCGAACAGCACCGTTTGCTAGATTGTTAGTACCTGCTCTATCGTGCATGATCTATTCCTCCACGGCCTTGATGTAGGCATGACTGCGATTGTCCGGAGTGATCTTTGGAATTTTTTTCGCGTCGTACGTAAAATCTCTGTAGACATCGATGCTAGAAGCATCTTGCGACTCTAAAGCCCCGACAATGAGTCCAGAGTCATTTCCTGCAAAGGTATTCACATTTGCGTCAGTATCTACAGACATGAATCCCTGAGTCAGGTCATCTGTATACAGCAGCTTAGCAATTCCAACAGCTGCCTGTGAAGACGTACGTGCAGCCAGCACAACAATTCCGTTGAATATTTTTACCCAGTCGCGCTGTAAGCTTTCTTTCGGGTATACTGAGAGAGACTTAGTGGTAAAAGTCTGGCCCCCGTCAATAGAGTAGACATAGACACGAGAGTCGTTGTTTGAGGCGTGCATTGCTATTATGATATTACCGCTAGCAGCAATACCACTGTAATATCCATTGTTCGAACATATGACTTGCCAAGATGCATAGCTCTCGGGTGTACGTGTGCGAGCAAGTTTATAGGCGCTTAGAGAGTCTGTTCGGCCTTTAGCTCCATAAAAGTAACCGTCAGATTCATTATACACAATATTATTTACAGAGTTGAAATAGTTGTTCGTAGTTGATTGTCCACCGAAGTCGCTCTCCTGCCATGCCGGCGGAAATAGACTGAGGGAGGATCGCATTACGCCCTGGACCTTACCCACTAGATAGTACCTGGATCCGTCTGTAATAATATCCCAAGCACTGCCACCCGGCCTGAAACCAGAGTCCTCTCCAACTGTTTCTCCACCTAATGTCCACGGACCAGCAGGTTGATTAGCATAATAGATATATCCCTGGTAGTAGGCACTAATGTAACCACTGGGTGGAAAGTACTTAATGGCGATGCAGACATATTTATTTTCATAGTAGTGCACAGGGGTGAGTTGCTGAATTCTGCTCGCTATGGATATTTTATGCCATGAATTCATGTTGTCATTTGAGTACCACATTTTGGCATCGTGAGGTTCTTCTGAGTACTCAGCGTCACCAATCTGTACTCTAGTGCGGAACCATACGCCGTTTGCATACGATATAATATCGCCCTGGCCGTTGGGAGCACTATTTGTGTCTACGACCTGTGTGTCCCAGTTGCCCTGACTTGCAGACACGCGCAAAATATTAAACAGCTCAGGATAATCAGCCTGCGAGATATAACGACCGTCACAGGGAAGCCAGGAAGCTGGTAGGTCGGTTCTAGACGACAGCTCGATATCGCCAACGCGTGCTGTGCCTTCCGTCAACTTACTCAACGCATCGTTGACAGTGGGGTCGTCAGGCTTAGTTGCGCCGCGCCAGATTTTAGCAGCGGTAGTATCCGACAGTAGATTAGCTTTGTTGAGAGGTGTGCCCTCAACTGTAGGTGCATCTTCGCGCTTCATATACTCGTAGCGAAGCAGTTGACCTGCTTCATCGTATATGCCATATCGAATAGCTCCGTTATCCAAAATTTGAGTAGGTTGCCGGTCTTTCATATTAAACCTCCCACGCAACATTCAGCTGCATTTGTGTACTTAAACGCTGCTTTTACATTTTTTATAAGCTGATCGCATACCTGCAATATCCGCTCTATGTCATTAGCCTGCTGCCAGGTCAACTTAGTGATTGCAGGAGCGCTTGCTGTACCTTCAGGAACCACCAAAGCATTGCGTACACTAGAGATCTGTTGAGCATACTGTTGAATCTGAGTTAGTGTTGGAATGTCGGTATATACCCAGTTAGTTTTTGCAGTCCAGTTGAGCATAGCTCCACAGTCGTGTACTAGCAACTGCCTAAGGTAGTTAAGAGCTGTTCCAACTCGATTCATATCAGAGGCGTTGTATGCACCTTTCGAATCCAGCAACCAAGCTTCCTGCTCAGCGGTGCTCATCGCTGCGAAGTCTTTAGCCATCAATGACTTAAGCTTGATCACATCGGTCGCAGCTCGATCTGTAATCAACGTATCAACAATACTCACGAGTTATGCACCTCCAGTGTCCCCTCGAAGCCACCGTTGAAGCTCAGCTTAGTCTTCACCACATCTCCAACGAAGTCACCATACAGTGAAGACACGTTAATCTGATCGGTAACTTCAATATCAGGGTAACCCAGATATGGAATGGTTGTGGTGGTTCTTTTCAGGTAGTAATTTTTTGTTGCCGCAGCAACGGCCTGTAAGGTGTTCATTTCGGTGATCAAAGCATTATCAACCGATACTTCAAGGCCGTCAGTAATGTTGGGATCGTTGTAGGTCTCAAACCATGTTGTCGAGTCCTCAATTACGGTGCCTGTGATCTCAATAGAGACGTCTGTCTCAGCTGCCGGCGCTTGAATCACTAGGATACCAGCACGAGCATAGAATGTGCTGGATTTTAGAGTTGCGCCTTCGATAGTTACAGTTGGATTCTGTACAATGTTGCCACTATCAAATTCAATCTGCAACGTTACTGTGCCTTGCAGAGAGCCATCGAAGGAGTACACAACTTCAGGTTGATCTTTTGCAGCAAACGTATGCAGGCCGACTTTAATACGCTTCAACCGATCCGCTACACTGTAGGAGGGATCACCAAGCTGTTGTTTTTGGCTGATAATGTATGGACTCTCTGCATTTGGCTTGTGAATACGTACGTAGCCATTAGTAACATCGACGTCGAGGCAGCAGCCAGTAGCATTCGCAATAAGCTGCATCAACGCCTTTTCTGTGTCAAGAGGTAGAGGCGCTCTAGTTTTTAAAGTCGCTAATGTCTCGTCCAGTTCCCAGGGCTGCTCAGACGCACCCTCTTTGATTACACTGCTATTACGCATAAGCGTATTTGCAACCTGTTGGAAGGTTGAGGCAACGCCAGTGTACATACCGTAGATATACTTTCGAGACATAAACTGCAGTCTGTTGATCGCAGTCAACCGTACAACACGCTCATCTGCAGGCACGGACCACTTGCTAAGGTACATTGGCCATTCATCCAACCACTCAATGATACCATAGGACGTCTCAAATCCCCATTTCACTTTCAGCTGCTGTTGACGTGCCAGGAACGCTGCTACGCCAGTCTTAAGTGTGGGATCGAACTCTCGATCGTAGTTGGTCGCAACTAACGAGCATTGTTGAGAGGGAAGATCGCTGCTCAACAAGTTAGCAGACGCTTCATAGTCCATGCTCTGGATACGATCGTTATAAAACTCGATTAGCTTGCCAAACAGTACAAACTCCATTCTAGCTCGCCAGTGAGGCTTGCTCCAGCCATGGAATGTCACTTTGATGATTCGCACACTAGACATACTCAACTCGTAGAAACCATCAGAAGCTGGCGGATCCGTAATGTGCTTGGTTGCGACTAACTCGTTAGAGTTATTATACCCCTCGAATGTGAAATCTGTTGCCCAGGAGGAGGTCTGCCGATCCCAGCGAATGTACAGTCCAAACAAGTCGTATGCCTGATCGAAGGTGAACTGGAATACCGTAGCAGTACTGTCCTCAACAGGCTCCTTAGACCACCAACCCATTCTGTTGAGAGTGGGATTCTGGTCGTTGACTGGAATAGCACTGCCATCCAGACACCACCTATTATGCTCTAAAGAGAGCACGGGCACTTCAGGTACCTTCTGACGCTCGATAACGTCTGATGCTCGTGTCCACGGGCATGATGTAACCGACGATACGGTCGTATGCTCAGTAATTCCGGGAGGAGCTACAGCAAGTTCGACTCGCATATAACCTGGATATCGGAACTGAGCTTGAATTGCCTCCTGCCAGGCTGTTGATACAGATAAACTCATTATGAACCCTCTCCTGTGTCAATCACGTTTGCAGAGCATTCAACATACGCAGTTGGTACGCCATTAGCGTCAACGTCAAATGCTTTGTCTGTTCTATCACCGATGTAACACTTACGTGTAATCTTCGTACCTGCAACTCTACTATAGTATGTAAAGTTGAAGAAGAAGTTCTGGTCCCAGAAACGAATCATCTGCTCCCAGATGTCCTTAGGCAGGTAGTTCCACTGCATCTCTGTCTTGTCCTGGTCTCTGCCAATCTTTTGCGCTACGACAACTGCATTAGCATTACGGCCAGAGTTGACTAGAGTTGCAATTAGGTTGGAACCAGATGCTTTGTCTGGATTGGGAATGTTGATGACAGTCCCTCCATTGAGGGACTGCATCGAGAACATAGTTGAAGGTCTAGGCATTAGGTACCTCCTAAAACTACAGGTTGTCTACCTATAAGTGTTTTACCGCGCTCAGATGCTTTATAGGTGTAAGCATCGAACTGCTCCTGGCCAATATAAACATTGACTTGAGGAGTTGCGGAACCTTGAGTTGCTGCGATCTGCGCGAACTTGTTGAGCATTTGATCCATCTGCGGACTGTTGCCCAGCGGTATAACAGCTTCGTTATGCTTACCTTCACCGATTAAAGCCATCGTCGGCTTCGTCACTACGCCGCCGGTTGCAAAGGGTGTGACTCTACCGCCACCAAAACCAGTACGATTACCGGTAGCACGCTTCGCAACTTCTGCAGTGCGATTGCCACCAAGCAGACCGCCAGTTAAGTTGTACACGATCTGATTCCACAGCTCGGAGAAGAAGCTTGAAATAAAGCTAGACAGAATTTCCCATCGCAGTTTCCACTTGAGCTTGAAAGCTTCCATCAACAGTTGAACGAGCTCGAGCATAATCTTGCCCCAGTCCAGCGTGTCCAGGAAAGCCTCAATGTCCTTGAAAATCGCATCCCAGTCTGCGTTAACTACAAAGCTAACAGCAGCGTCAAGGAAGCCCTCAATCGTACGCTTCAAGGTATCGCCAAATGCAGTCCAGTCAATCTCTGCAAAGAACTGGTTCACATACATGGCGATGTCCTTGCCAATAGCAATCCAGTTAATCTCAGAGATGAACTTACGCACACTAAGCACCATGGTGTTGACAATCGTACCAATAGCTTTAATAGCAGCACCCCAGTCGATCTTGCTAAGGAAAGCCGTTACAGCACTTGCGATCTGGCCAACAAAGGAGCACAGCAGGTTAGTTGCGCCAGCCCAGTCAACCTGTTGAATGGTTTTAGTGATCAACACGCCAAGGTTACTTGCAAAAGTCGACCATTTCAGCCCGTCAACAAATCGTTGAGCTTCTACAACTGTATTGTTGATGAAGGTAACGATCCCCTTCTCCACCGCAGGCCAATCAATCCTGTCAACAAAGGCAAGTAGCGCCTTGTTGATACCGCTAAGACCTGTGAACAAAGTCAGCGATACGTTGGACCAAGGAATGTTGCCAAACAGACCAGCTACGTAGTCGTACAGAGCGCTACCAACCTCTTCCCAGGGGAAGGTATTGACTGCTGTATAGACGGTATAGAGTGCATTGGTCCACAGGTTGCCGAGCGTTGCACCAATGCTACCCCAGTCCAGTGTGGTCACGAAGCCTCGAATGCCATCTGTAATGTTGGTAATTACACGCTCGATCTTAGCCATGAACTTCTCGGGCTTGGTGTTGTCGAACGCCCACTGGATGCCCTTGTTCATCAGGTTAGCAATCTCAGCACCAAAGCCTTTAAAGTCTGCTTTCTTCCACAGGTTGACCAGGCGTTGCATAAACCCGTCAGTAGACATCTGAATCTTGCTGCCGTCCCAGGTCAGGCCGAACACTTCGAGAATAGCATCGCGCACCTGATTAGCTTTCATTCTAACCTTGTCAAACGAAGCAGACAGGCGCTCAATTTCAGCAAGCAGCTTAGGATCCATTTCGGTGCCAATACCACCGCCAGAACCACCGCCAGAGCTCTTCGAAGCTTTTTCTTGCAGAATGTTCAACTCGTCGAACGGCGCTAACAGGTTGTCAATGTCCTTCTTAGCTGATGCAGCAGCATCGCCAACACCTTCCAGAGCGTCCGCTTCATCTTCAGCAGCTCCAGCACCTGCAGTGATGGAGGAGTTGAAGGATCCAAAGTCTAGGCCAATCAGAGTGCCAATAAAGGTAAGAATAACTCGAATGGCCATCACGATGCCGTTCAACAACGGTAAGACTTTTTGAAGTACCGGAATGAAGAAGTTGCCAATAGCTCGAGCAAGTTGAGTAATCTGCTCCTTGAAAATACGGATCTGGTTGGCAGGAGACTCAATGGTGTTACTGAAGTCATTCATCGCATTTTTGGCCTGACGCATCATAGTAACGTACCGCAGACCCTGTAGGGTAGCTTCGTTCATTTTAGCGGTGTTACCGTCCATGCCAAGAGACAGCGCTGTCTGCTTCAACGTAACAGCACGGATATCCATACCGTACTTACGTACAGCACGCGACATGCCTTGCATACCAGAAGCCAGGTTATTCTGAACAGTTTCAATGTCGACATTGAACAACGAGGAGATGTCGTTTGCAGCCTTAGTTAAGCCCATAGACATCGTCTCAGCGGCCTTAGTGCTGGTACCTATAGCATCAGACATCTGATAAAAGTAGCCGACACTAGCGAGAATGTTGCTGGGGTCCATGCCGTACCACTCTTGCATAGCATCGACAAACTCTTGACCAGCTTCAGCACTATCGCTAAGAGCTACTTGGAACAAGTTCAAGTTCTCAGAGAAGTCAATGCTCTGTTTGATATCTTCAGCCAAGCTAATACCAATACCGGCACCTACAATGTCTTTAAACGCATCTGCAACAGCTCCAGCAGCAGTTGACAGAGCTCCAAAGCCTGTAGTCAAATTGCCGACAAGTTGAGTAGCTTTACGAGCGAGGTCAACAAAAGTGTTTAAACCATCGACAACGACGTCAATTACTTTGAGAATTATGGTCAGCAGTTTGTTGAGCTGATCGATATTCCATTGAATAAACTTTTTCCAAGCATTGTCAACCTTTTTGTACAGGTTGACCAACTGCTTGATCGCGTTGATAATGCCTCGAATAATTGCCAGAACCTGACTAAGATCTGCAACTGCTGCAGCTCCAGTCAACGCGCCGATCGTATTACCGGAGCCGTCGCCGATAGCTCCAATAGCTCCAGTCAGAGCATTACCGCCACCGCCTCCACTACCTCCAGCAGCTACTGCTGGCAGTGCTTGGGAACCCTGAGCACTACTACCAGTAACCACTGGTAGTGCTCGTGAAGTGTCGTCTGCTGCTTGTTGGACACGCCTGAAAGCTGCTGCAACTTGACGCATAGCTGAAGCCATTGCGTTGACCTGGTACGTAGTCTGCTCATTAACGTCATTGAAATCAATGTACACAGTGCATAAGCTCTTAACAGCTTTTTGCAACTCTTTAGCAGCATCTACTGCCTGCTTCGTTGCTGCGCCAGTCTGAGTCATTGAAGTAAGACTGTCTTTCAGCTTATTAGCTTCAGACACAAGCTGGTTAATTCGCTGCTTCAAGAAATCTAGGCCCGAAGTATCCGGCTCAATCGACTGCTCAGATATAGCTTCCATCTGATATTGAGCTCGCTCCAATATTTTGATTGCTCGATCTGTAGCTCGTTGAAGATCTTCAGTACTACCTGTGTATTCGTATCTTACTTCTTCGTAATCAGTTGCCAACACTTCCACCTCCGTTCTTCTTAAACTGAGCTTCTCTGCGAAGGAACTCCTCAACATTAACCTCGGATACATGCTTTTGAGGTTTACTTTGAGTCTGTTCCATCTTATTGATAACGCTCTGCAGGGACTTAGGATGGGTTGCGCGTGAATAGTATCCAGCCCAGTAGCCTTGTTGAGCGGCTAGCTTTTGCTGATCTAGCAGCCTGGTTGAATAGCCGTCAACACAGGCGTTGAACTGGTCTAGACTCATATCTAATGTTTGCTCAGGCAACAGACCAATTCTGAAGCCCAAGCTAAACAGGTTATTCCACGTTATTGTTGAGCAGTCGCTTCCTGCTCCGGCTGAGGGTTTGCGTTCTCAACCTCGTCATCTTTGATACCCATGATGCCTTGGATGACGGCCTTCAGCTGAAGCATCATCTGCTTCACATTGTAGTGATCGAGGTATTCCTCCAGGAACTGCTGTCTTGTGTACTGCGCGCGTGCAGCAGGATTAGCGCACCAGAAGGCTTCATACAGAATGCCGACTTGATCCTCCAGAGTCATGTCGCCAATACTAGCAAACACTTCAGAGTACGGCTTATGGTTGTTCTGGCCCTGTACACGATATGCAACACGCAGTGTAGTAGCCAGCTCATAAGTCTCACCGCCCAGGACAACAGATTTGTACTTTTCCATGATATCCTCCAAATGTAATTTTGTAGTTTTGTTGAGAGGGCGCAACCTCTATGAAGTTGCGCCCTGCTGAATTGATTAGCCGCCACCGCCCTCTGCAGGCAGCGTCAGAGTGGTTGCACCGGAGCCAGAGATCTCAGACGTCAGAGAAATCTTGTCGTCCGGAGCAGCGCTGATGTCGAAGCTGGCCACATAGCCCGTACCTTCGAAGTACGTGGTATCGTCCAGATAGATGCCAATCGTCAACGGGTCACCGCTTTCGAATGCATCGTAGAACTGCTTCTGCGTACCACCAGCAGCCAGAGCTACAGTGCCGTCGATAGATGCAGTCCAGTCCTTGACAGCAGGCACCTTCTCCTTGTACTTCATACCGAACGCGAGAATCTCGATAATTTCCTTATCCAGATTCAGATCCACGCCGGAGATGTAAGCCAAGGTCTTCGCCGTCTGGCCAGTGCCAACCTTAACGCTCGCGGTTAAACCGGTAAAAGGCTTTTCAGTCGCAGGCATTCAAATCACTCCTTTATAATGGTGTTAAAAGTTACTTGGAACTCGTGTAGCTTTTCAGGACTCCGACCCAAGTAAATCGGAGTACCAACCAGAAGAACATTCAGCAGCTTATCGTCGTGGTATCGATGCAAGATCTCTTTTGCCTCAGTAGCCCACTGTTGACCAGTTTCGTAAGAGGTGTGACGAATCACAATCTTAACAATCGGTCGCAGCATTGAGTTGTTGTGCTGGCTACCGAAGAATTCGGTACTCGTCGCCCCGTCGTACTCCACAACACCAACAATTGTGGTGCTTGTTGCGGGGAGATCTCCAATTACCTTAGGCCAAGCACTTGGCAGTAGATCGTAGATATACTCTGCAATCATTTAGGCTTCTTCAACCTCCTCCTGATACGACGTTTCATGCTGTACACTTCCTGCTTGAAGGGATCGCTAATGTAGTGCGCTTTGCCCTTGATAGGATGGTTGAACGTTGTATTCTCGTGTTGAATGCCTGCATAATCGTAACCTGTCTCAGATTTTGCACTCGCACCAGCACGGATTCCTTGATGGCCTTTTGTATGCGCAGCATTCACATAGATCGAACGTTCCAGTTGTCCTGTCTTATAAGGAGCTTGAGCAACCGCTTTTGCTTTTATTGCAGCAGCCGTTTTGTCCAGCTCCTCATTGGGCACAGTCTCGAGCGTGTTCAAAAACTTTTTCAAGTTCTTGATCGCTCGCTGCACACTAGCAGTGCTTGTTGCAGAACTGCCTCTAGACATAGCTCTCGTAACCTTCCGTACGACCAAGCTGGTTAGTGTACTCTTCAACCTCTAAGATAGCTTTACCATCGAAGCGGTCGTCGGCATTAACCTCGACGCTCTCATCGGTAAAGTATCTTGTTGAGCTTCGGAGCACAGCACCAGTGTTGGTCTGCACATCTCGAATGACTCTCTCACGACGACATCTAAGTTGACGAGGGGATTCATAGATCACTTCGCCAAACTTATCCAGCTGAACATTTCCTCTACTGTCTCTCTTAGCACGTTCGAATGTGCAAGTCTGCTTTAGAAATTTCGTCATTCGACTCATACTGGCCTCCTTGCAATTCGGTAGCCACCTGACATGAACGGTTGAAGGAGTCGTGCTGCCTTCGCAGATACAATACCATACGAAGTAGTGGATCCCCGTCCCCAAGCACCAGAACTTGTCCTTTCAGACAAATTACCAATACTGTACGACTCTACTCCCCATTGCCAAAGCTTTTCGTAGAATGCGGCGTCTTCTGAGGTTGAATCATCAGACAACGCAATGGCGTTTTCAACCTGAGCAGCTTTGACACTGTTAGGCACTTCCGTGCTCGGACATCTTGGAAATGCAGTCTGTTGATCTGGTTGAGACTTGTGCCCTGAGAAGGGCAGAGCTTCGATTGATTCAAAGGATCGTTGCAGCAGCACTTCCTTATCCTCATTACTCAACCCCTCCCAGGTAAACCGCAAGTCATCGGTTGAAAGGAAGTGCGTCGCAACGTACTCGTCTGCGTACGTAACGTCTACGTAGCCAATGTTCGCCACGCGCACTCACCTCCTTAGCCGTTGGACACGATCTGTGCAATCGGGATCAGCTTCGGATCGACGACGACCTTCCACTGAGCAGCCGTGCCCAGCTGAGTATCAGACGGGGACGAGCAGACCGAACCAGACACAGTCGGCAGCGTGTAGGTGAAGCCGTTCGGATGCAGCGTCTCACGCAGTCTGGTTGCCAGGACGTTGTAGCCACCAGCAGTCAGCACGGTACGATCGACTTCGACAGGCGTGTCGACAGGAGCTTCTGCGAACTGAATTGCGCCAGCACCGAACAGGTACGTGGTGTAGTCCTTCGCAGCAGTGTCCTTCGCATTCGTCGTAACCGGAACACCATCGTCAACAATGACAGTCATGCCATTGTAGTCCGCGATGTTGACAGTTCTCTGAATGCCGGCAGCATCGGTGTACTTCCGGAACTCCAGCAGCTGCTTCTTCGCAAGGTTGAGAGCAACCTTGGAGTGCATGATCGCCAGAGAGAAGATACCAGCGTTGTCGCCAACGGCCTTCTGGATCGCTTCGGCAGCAGACGCCTCGCTGAGCATGTTACCGTCGCCAGCAGCACCGCTCGTACCAGCAAACACGATGCTGGTCTTGTGATTCTGCCATGCATCCCAGTAATCGCTTTCGTCATCAGTAATGGCAAAAATGCCCTTCATGATGCCGATCAGACGATTCTGGCGCTGCTTGTTCCAGTATCTCGCGACCTGAGCAGAAATCTGCTGCATCGGGTTGGCACCCGAGTTGAAGTCACGGATGAAGTCCTGGTCACGCCAAGCATGCATACGGCCGTAGACAACACCAGTCTGAGAGCTGCCGGTCGGATCCGAAACAGTCATATCAGAAGTGCCGTCGTAGTTATCGGCCGTGCCGCCGATCACATTGTAGAACGGAATCGTGTACAGGTTGGAACCGTTCGCAATCATACGAGCGATTTCACCGTTGCGCTGAACCGCACCGCTATCGATCATAGCAGTACGAGTGGGGTCCTGGGCTGCTTGCCAGTTCATCAGGAAGATTTCCTCATCGAACGGGTAACCAAGAAAAGTACCAGGCATTAAACTCACTCACCTTTCATAAATTTTTTGAAGATCTCAGGGTTAGCTTGCTTGAAAGCGATCTGTTGCGCAACGTCCAACTTCAGGAACGCATCACGCGTCGTCACACCTTCAAACTGGGTACCGCCGTCCTTACCCGTACCAGCAGGAGGAGTGGTCTGCTTAAACAGATAAGCCTTATCGGTCTTAAGCTGAGTCAGCATCTCATCCATACCAGTAATCTTGTCGTGCTCGTCCATCGTAATCTTAGTCTTGTCCAGTACGCTGGAAGACCAGACCATTTCAGGATCCACGACACCGGCTTCACGCAGCTTTGACAGTGCTGCATACTGCATCTTGACTCCACGAATAGCCTCGTCCGCCTGGTCCTTGTACTTCTGCTCTAAAGCAGCAGTATCTACCGGCTTTCCAGGCAGAACTTCAGGATCATCGGGATCTGCTTTGGGTGGCTTAGGCGTGCTGCCAGGCTCGCCGCTTAAACCAGCAAGCTGATCCCTCAGAGTGTTGCGCTGTGCAATGACCTTGTTCAATCTAGTCCTAGGTACCAGATCATAGTCAAAATCATCGCCCAGAGCATCAGTTACCTGAGCATACATTTCCGGAGTCAAACTCTTCTTCAACGCATCAAGAAACGACATTGAAATTCCTCCCGTTTAACGCCCGTCGGCTTGTTTATCAGAATGACCTTAGAGGCCATATCTACAGAGTTAGAAACAGAATGCAAAACTGATTGGTACTTTATAATACCTATCGTACTCCACATACTGTATTATACTACTACTCTTACCCTCATCATTAACCGTGCAGTAAGTAGGCTTAGATGGGGACGAATTCGTCGGTCCCCCGATGGAACGCAGCCACCAAGACTGGGCTTGGGCACTTAGATCAGTCTTCTTACGCTTCGCAGCTGTCTTATAGTAATCGTACTGAGTACCCTGCTGTACGTTTGAGGATTCAACTTTTCCAAATACCTCGTAAGTAGACAACAAAAATAGTGTATCAGAACACGTACCGACCGACGAATCATAGTAGCTCGTATTGTACTCTTTAGTTACCGCCTTTATCGCCGCCGAAACCTCTGCAGGCATCAGCTTCTTAATGCTAGGTAAAACCTGAGATCGAATAAGTGTACTAGTCCAAGCTACGGATGTCTCACTATTGGACATACCATAGGTATTAACAGGATTACCATACACCGTATGCAGCTGAAACGTAAGTGGTGCCTTACCCGTTCCATCAGCATACCTATCGTGATTCTTACCAATAATATCGATCTGGTAATCATCATAATTGATAGACATGACTTTGCTGTTACCGACAAGCCAGGTATCTGGAACTTCACCAGATTGGCAAGCAGCAATAATAGTCTCCCAATCATTATTAGCAAATACCGGATCGAATACAGGGCCTGGATACACCTCAAGTGGACTTGTACCGACAACGACCTCTACAGTATCAGAGTACTTTCCCGACGTAATAAGCACAGACCATGGACCGGTCTCGTCGACCGTCAGTGTGCAATTCCCGCTCGCATCTGCCGTCCCGGAAACCGTTTTACTGCCCTTCGTGGCTGTAACGATTGCACCCGCGTTTGACGTGACGACGATCTGCAGCTGCGGTGCAGTCATGGTGCCGGTGATAAACTCGCCGCTCGCGTCGTGCGCAGTTACACCCTGTGCAAGCTGTGCGGCCGTAACAGTATCTGACGTCAAGTCAAGCTTTACTTCGCCGTTGATTTCAACCTTGTTGACTGCCACGATTAAGCACCTACTTTCAGCGTCTGTCCTCCCTGAGCGTTATCGGTGTAGGTGACAGGAATTGCAGCAACCGTCACAGAAGACAGATAATTGTAATCAGGACTGTCAGGTGTAACTTCCTGCTGTACAAATGTCGGAGTAACCGTCTTCGCCTGAGGCTTTACGCCTTCAGAACCAGACATAGTGCCTTCAACACCGAGCACCGTGATACCCTCACGAATGTTGGCCGGAATCAGCTTTGCAGCCTCATCAGCGTCGATAGCAGCATCACCAGAACCGTCATGGAAGCCCATCGGAATAGGCACAGGAGTGTCTTTATTGGTAATTTTCAAGTGCTTTGCACCATTGTTGGGCATTGTACCAGTCAGCTTGGAACCTGCCACATATGCCGTCTTATCCTTCAGAATTTCTGCAGCAACGGCAGTTGCATCGCTGGTGTCAGCATCCTTTGTGCTAGTACCAACAATAGGTGCGCCAGATTTGTCATGGGCTTTAATGCCCTCAGCCAGCTTATCAGGAGTGATATCGTCCTGAGTAAGATCAAGCTTAACTTCAGTGCCAATGATAACCTTGTTTACATATTTATTAGCCATAATATTCCTCCCCTATGATTAACGTCTTACCGTCAGACGTATTAGAAACCTCAAACTGTGGAATCTTGCGGACTGTAACATCTTTGGACATAACTAGATTTCGAGTAGCCAGTACCTGATCGTTATACGTTGAAGGTGTAATGTCATACTCACCTTCGTACTTCTTACCCTCAACACTGATCAGAACAACGTTCTGCAGTTGCACCTCTATAGTAGGAGCTGTCGGAACTGTCACTACAATTGCCATCACAGCACCTCCCTAGATCTGCTAGCCTCCACATTGATCGGATCTGCCAACGTACCGCGCACAACATCAGGAGAGCCCGGGAACTTAATTCGAACAATAACTTTCAAGCTAGACTTAGGACTCATCTTAAAAGTCTCCTGCTGAGACAAGTACAGCTGATAGCACTCGTCTCGGTACTCGACATCTCCAGGATAGTACTTCAGCAGGTTGCCCAGACTAAATTCGATGGTTTCGACATTAGCAGGGAGTATCTCAGTCTTATCTACAAGAAGCTTGAAGGGCAAGTAGTAAGCATCGCCCTGCATAATGGTCATATTACTCACCATCCTCCATATTAGTTGCAGATCTAAAATTATTCAGACCTGTTACGGAGCCCTTAGCGGAGCTGTTAACACCAGTACCGTCTTGCGGACCAGGATGATTCGGATCTTCCACCGCACCTGGTTGCAGAAGCTCTCTTTCGTCTAGGATCATTTGAATCCACTGCTTAGCCTCGTCATTCGATCTGCTGAAATACTCCATGATAGCCTTTTCCAAAGGCATCATCTGAGTTGCACCAGAAGCCAGCTTAGCATTCTCAATGTTCTCACGCGGATCATCAGGCAGACCGTCAGACCACAGCACAGAAATGTTCTCGTACTGAAGCTGCTTGCTCAAACTTGCGAACAGTTGACGAACTGGCCGAGTCAAAGCATTAGCAATTCGACGAGCTTTTGCAAGAGGGTTGACCATCTTGAAGCGCATCGCAGTACCACTAATTGCCTGACTGGATCCATCCTGTCCACCAAGCAGAGCAGCGCCCATTTCACTCAAAATGTACAGCTGGTTGATCAAGAACTCAAGCTGCTTGAATGCACTCGTAAGCTGGCCATCCCAAGTCATGTACTTTGGCTGCTCCTCACCAGGGGACACAGCAAAGAACTTACCACTGTGCAGATGGTACTCACCAGTTCGAGCATCGCACTCAAGCATCGAGACAGGACCTGTGATGTTAGGATCAGCATGCTTATCCAGGATAGCAGAAATCTGACCAACACGAGCCATAATCTCCGCGAGAATGCTATCCAGCGGCATGTAATCGTCATAACCGTACACGCTGTTGGAAGTTGAGAATGCTCGAATATGTTGAATGGCACAACGATCCAGCCCAGTGGAGGTCCAGCCGCTGCTAACCTGATCCAGAATCACGCTACCAGACTCGTTCATCTTGTAAATGCGAGTTTCGTATCGGCCAACCTCAGAAGGAGCTGTACTATGAATCTGTACATGCAAGTACCAATCAGGCTTAGCCGGATCGCCGGTAATATTCTCACGCCAGCATAAGCAGTGCGCCATAATGCTGTTGGTGCCGTCCTGTCGAACTACAGGATACCATTGAGCAGGATCCCAACAAGTAAAATTGTAGTTACCGTCGTAGTCTAAATACAAACGCCACACTGCATCGCCGTAACGACTAATATCGATTACAGTTGAGTACACCTTAGCGTCAAAATCAGAAGTATCACGAACGTTGCGAATAGTCTCATTCTCCTCAGCGGACGCACCAGAAATATTGGGATGCTCACCACAAACAAGGTCCGCCATTTTGAGAGACATCAACCGCTGATAGTTGAGAAGAGTTGGGAAGGACACAACCTCTTCGAAATTACCAATCACCTGCGAGATACGCTTCGCACACTGAATGTAGCAGTTGATACTATCTACTTGATGCAGATCGTGCGTACGAAATGCAGGGTCTGCAAAATGATCACCATCAAACAGTTGAGCATTCTGGCAGTAACGCATTACACGAGGCATCTCACGAACCGGAGGAAAGCTCTGCCCCGGCTTCAACCAATCAAAATTATAGAGCATACACTTCACTCCTTAAACTTTATAGACGCCAGACATGCCATTCAAAGACTCAGTATACAGAGCATACCGGTCAGTATCACAAGCATGGTCATGCTCTTTCAAAGGCTTATCCAAGCCCACTCGTTGAGCATTTGGATCCCATACGTACGATGCATATTCCTGCTCAGTGTTGACACAAGACCTATCGATGAAGTACTTACCGCATGTCAAGCGAGTTGCGACGTGTCTGATACCACTAATAACGTCATTATCAGCATTCAGCACTCGATATCCAAGTCGCATCAAGGCTACTTTCCACGAAGCCGCTGACGGGTCGCAGTACACAGCCCACGGCTTAATGCCGTCAAGCCATTTCTGAAACTCCGCAACGAACTCAGCATCGGTTTGCTGCTTCTTACGCTTCTTAGCATCGTAGTAGAACTCACGAACCTTCAGCATCAACGGCATTCCAGATCTATCAGTGTCAGGGAACTTAGCATACAAGCCCCAAGACATGACAGTTGAGGTGCCGTAGTCGCAACCAACCAACCAGCGAATAGCGCTCGGATGCACACCACTCTGCTCAATGTACTTAGCAGTATCGATCATATGCTTGCCTGCCGAGAACATATCGTACACGCGGCCTTCTGCAGCAACCCAGTTGCCCAGAATCATGCGCTCGTACCAGACGCCAGTGTACATCTGCTTCAAGTCTTCAATGTAGGACTGACTCAAGCTGAGATTGTCCTCCATCAAGAACTTCCAGACTTTCTTGTTGGTGATCTTCGGATTCGTAATGTAATCGGTGTAAAACCAGTGGTAAGGACTATCCGGGTTACAGTTGCAGAAGCACATCGCTCCCTCAACTGACAGACGAGCCATCAACTGGTTGAACACGCTCTGTGGATACAAGTTAACCTCGTCACACAAAGCTCCAGCAAAGGTCGCGCCTCGAATCTTGGACTCAGCGTCCTCATTGTTGGCGCCGAAGCAGTACACGCGTCTGTTGAAGATACGCAACTCACCCTGCTGACGATTCGTCCATTTATAGTTTTGAATGCCTACAGTATCAAACAGGTCATTCAAAACATTTCGCTGTAAGGTGGCTGTCGTTCGCCCGAGCATGGCGACATCTCCAGGAGGGCCAGAGATCAAGTACGACAGCCACCGGACAGTACATGAAATCGTCTTTGACGATCGAACTGCTCCATGAGCTATGTTCAACTTCGCATCAGAGTTGCGAATAAAATCCAGTGCCTTAGGCGAAAATGGCCTCCAATCAACCATTATGCACCACTGCCTCGAATCGCTTCAGTCAGAGCTCTCAGCCCCGTAACAGCAGCATCCTCAGGACCATTCAGCATGCGATCCACTTCAGACATGGTCTTTACAGCCTGACGAATCTCACCGCCAAGACCAATGTATAAATCAGCCATCGGCTTAGTGAGCATCTTAGCCATCTGGATCTGCAAATCCTGATCCTCTTCCGGAATGTTACTGGTTCGAGCCAGCTTGTTGATCCTACGACCCATCGCTTTCAGAGTCACAAGATACTCACGGCTGACAGCCTCCAGCATGTCCATCTCACGCAGCTTAGCTCTACGCACCAAACTGTCGCGAGTCGGTTGCGCGGGTTGAGTTGAGGGAACGTCCGTCACGAGAACGCCAGGCTCGAACTTGTCGAACTCACTCGGTTGAGTAGCCTCGATGACTTCGACGTCCTCAGGCCGAACCAGAGGAGTATGATACAGAGCGTGCAGCTTAAGCTCGTTAGTCGAAACGCCATACTCTTCAGCAATGCTCTCAACAGTAATGCCCTTTTCCTTATCAGTCAACTCCAGCAACATATTCTCAATGTCTGCTCGCTGGCTATGTTGACAAACTCTACACATAAGCTCACACTCCCTTCAGTTCAAAATTTAGTGTTGAATTCATGCAAATTGTCCTTGCATCTTCCTCAATTCTATTATATAATAAAGATGAGCAAAATGCAAGTAAACTGAAAGAAATTTTTTCAGAAATTGTACTTTTAATGTTTCGCAAAGTCAGAATGAAAGGAGCGCTTCTATTGTACACTAGAACAATGTACAGAGACATCGCTGGCGGAAATCCTGTTGGAGCTCGTCTATTTCAGGATCTGAACGAGCATTGGGTTGAATGGTTGAGAATTGTGTCCGAGAGTCTCTGGATCCGAGGCTGGTCTAGGTCGAAGATCTTTCTCGAACCAGACAGCTCTAATATTGACTGGAGAGCAACACCAAATGGCGTTATGTTGAAGGATTTAAGACTAGGACTGCTCTGCGGGAACACTCCAGGAGTCGCAGCGGTTGCGCATACTATACTACTCGAAGCTACCTGGAATGTAGGATTCCTTGGGCTTGAGCAGTCGGATTCAGAGAACTTTACCCGGCTTGTCTGGTTGAGAGGTACTAAGCTCGACCGTAGCAATCGAGCGTCCGGAACGCAGATCTCTAGCATGCGAGACCTACAGGCTCCCATCTGTATTCCTGCAGAATATGGCTCGCTAGATCGCTGGCTGTACCCCATGTGGTTGCACGCTCATCGTTGAGGGGTTGCGCAGTTGGTCGGGGGTTGAAGGGGAGAGCCCCCGGAATTTTTTCTCGGGGTACAGGCTCTACAATCTGTGAAATTTAGGCACTGGGAATTTTTCTGGTAACACCTGTTCTAAAAATCTCGAAATGTTTTAGCAGGTAAAACCTGGCATTACTGCATTAGTGTAGTATAGTAGTACTCAAACAAATGGTAAAATAGATAAAAAACAGCACTGCTCTTTATGTAAAAGTTCACAGGAAATTTCGGAAAAAAGCTTGATTTTTTTCGAAACTGAGCCTATAATATGGACATAAGATGAAAGGAGAACAGTACAAAAAGAAAAACAAAAAAAGTTGAAAAAGTACTTGATTTTCGGAACAAAAGAGACTATAATATGGATGTAAGATAAAGAAAGGTTCTTGAAGGTTCATCCAAAAGCCTTCATCCATAAGTAAGGGCTGCTAGTCCCTAAACCACCTAGCATTTGAAAGGAGTACATCATGTCTAAGAAGAATATCACCACCAACGAAGCTAAGGTCGAAACCATCAGCGAGCTCCTCAAGCAGAGATTCGAGCAGTATCCGAACGCTAGCCTCCGTAAGCTGGCAGCTGCTACTAACACCTCCTATCCGGTGCTGCTGAAGCGCTCTAAGGCACCTATCGTTGGCCAGCCTTATGATCCGGAAGCTACTAACTGGACCGCTGTTGCGGAGTATCTCGAAGCTCATGAGATCGACATTGAGGTCCTCGATTGGGAGGCTATGAATGCTACTAAGCAGCGTGCTGGTACTGTTGGTGTTGGCAAGAGCTTGTCCGATTATGCAGTTGGCCAGAAGGTGTGGCTGCGTCGAGATAACGAGGTCCCGTACCAGATCGTCTACATGACTGAGACGCACGTTGTCCTGCTTCAGGATGACTCCACCGAGCCTATTGCCTGGAGTGCTACGACGTTCCTGCTCAATGGTCCGGCTCTGCAGCCTCGTACCAAGAAGATCAAGACCACCGTTGAGGACGAGATCGAGGAAGCGTGAGCTTCCCGGTCTCAGAGAGTTGAGGAGGTTGAACATGAAACTCAGGACTAAACGCGCGATGTGCGTAATCGTCGGTATCGGCGGAGTGCTCCTGATGGCAATCACGGCCATGCAGTCCGACTCAGTCAACATGCAGTTGAGCACAATCATTCGCCAGGAGGTCCTAGGCCTTGCCATGTGCTGGGGCGGATTCTACAAAGGAGGTTATCTGCAATGAGATATGAGACACCTGAACCGAGTCTGACTCCTAAGGAGCCGAGAGTCCTGCACTACTGCAGATGTTGCGGAGGCGAGATCTACGAGGGCGAGGAATACTACCATCTCGAGACGCTCAACCCGAGCATGCGCACGTTGAACATCTGTAAGGACTGCGTGCGATCCGCGAGTCGAGTTGCGGGGGAGGATGACTGAGTGCAATTCCTGTCGAAAGAGAATCAGCGTCTGTTGAGACACATGAGGCGCAAGGCCAGTAGGCGCTCCAAGCAGCGCGCTAGGTACAACAAGCAGCATCCCTTAGGCACAGGCCCGTTGACACAACCACTTCGGCCAGTCAAGATCGGCATCGTGGCCTTCCTGGTTGACCTGCTAGCACATAACGATTACTAAACATCAGGCTGCAAATGCAGTCAAGAGTTGAGAGGAGGTGGTCACACTGAAACGTAAACGGAGCATCAGCTGGATTCGGATCATCCTGGGTGCGATTCTCATTGCCATTGATCCAGCGTTCCTCTTCGGTCCTTGCGCATTGATCGGTGTGGCGTTACTGATCGCTGGATTGATCGGCGAAGATAAAACACGTGACTGAAAAAAAAAACAAAAAAGTTTCAAAAACAGTTGATTTTTGTGCCCAAAGTGTATATAATATATTTGTAAGATAAAGAAAGACACAATACAAACAAAACAAACTTTGGGAGGTTTATTACAATGTCAATGAAGGAACTTTACAATCACTTTAACAATCACGTTTATTACACAATCAATTGGTACACCGACCGCAAAGTACGTCACACCCTTGGTAAAACCTTCGACGAAATCAAAAACGTCAGTGAACGCCCGGGTCCCCATCGCACCACACTGCGTACGTTTGAATGTAAAGATTTTCGGTTTGTTGAAACGATCAACACCGCAGCGGGCGATCGGGGCAACATCTACCACATACCCACTGGGGAATTGATCGCAACCGACACTGTGTTTTATAACTTCCACACATTCGTGTGTTGGTTTTATAACTTCCGTTGATTGGTTGGGGTGGTCAACCACCCCTTACAATCAAACGATTGGTTGCGCACAGCACAGCTGACTGGTTGAGTGGTAGTCAAGCAATCGTTGATCAGTTGAAGGGGATAGCCCCGACCAAGCGCACACAGACTCAGCCCCTGCACGCTGCACGCTGCAACCAATCACTCACTAAGGGTATAGTGCACATTGAAAACTAAAGAACAATCACTCATAGCCGAAAAAACGGGGTTTTTGGAGCTCTAGAAATGACGCTCGCGAGACCGCTGTCTAACTAACTAAAATGAAAACCGTTCAGTTCCGTTTCTGCTCCCTTTTCATTCCATTTCATTTCATTGTTTCTCATTTTTCTTTAATAATAAAAATAATAATAAATAATAAAGAAAGAAAAAGGAAAGAAAAGGAGAAGGAGCTTGACCAGTACTGACTGAATGAAATCAGGAAAGTTTCAGTGAAACCTGTAAAAACAGTTAGTTGGTCAAACACCTGGTTCTCGAGCACTAAAAATAGGCGCGAGAGAGTGTGGTTTTTTAGGTTACGAAGTGATTGTCTTTATTTTTAAGTGTGAACTCAAGCATAACCTATAAGGAGGTGAATCAATCGTACATGTACTGTAAAGTAAACTACCGTGTAGCTCCCACAGAAAGCGAGCTCCGATCAACCACAGCGCAGCTAGATCAATTCATTCTCAACCTACAGACCCTGAGCGCACCTGATGCCCAACTTCCGGGCCAGTCTCAACCGAAACCCTCTCAACTGATCCCGCTGGCAACTGTGCTCGACTCAGCTCAAGGCGATGCAAGCTGGTTCGCAAGCCCTCGCAATGCGCAATGCTGCGAGCTACCCAGACGTGAGCTGGAGCCGGGTGAAGCTGGCTCGCCATTGCTATACCGAGCAGCTGGGTGCAATCGAGCTCGAAGGTGTTGCTGCACTTGCACTAAGCTCTGTGCGCACCGATGCTTGCATGACTGCTTTGTGCGCCTGTGGCTCTGGAAACGTGAGTTGGACTCGCTTGGCATTGTTACAATGCAGCCCAGTGTAGCGGGCCAGAAGCTGGTGTCGGCAGCAAGTCCGTACTTCGCAACCCAATGCGCGGTGCTGAATGTGTACACTAGCTACAAGCAGCTGTCTCAAGTTATCGGCTCAACTGTCTCAGCGAGAATGAACACGTACATTCGAGAAGCACAAGCTCGAGGCGGCACCAACCTCAATGCAATGGACTACTCGATGCAGCTAAAGCTCAATGCAAAGGGAAAGCCGATTGCAGACCCTGAAACCGGCAAGCTAGAGGTCCTGTACTGGCCTCAATCAGGCTTGTGCCCGTTTTGCTTGCCGGACAGAAGTTATCAACTCAAAAAACGAATGAAGAAAGTAGGTATGCCCAAATGAATAACGAAATTAAGCCCAATGAAGCACAGCCCGTTGTGGTCAAAGAGGACGAGCTCCTGCAACAGCTGCGTGAAGAAGCAGAAGTTGTTGAGCTTCAGGTCTATCTGAATCAGTACAGACAGGCCCTGTATCAACTGAATCAGTTCATTCAACAAAACACGCTCGGTACGCTGATACTGAGTGAAGCAGTCGGCCTGGACAAGGATGCACCTTATGGTGGACTGGACCTGTACCTCATTCCGAAAGACCCGAGCCTATACGCTAAGCCTAGCCTGGTCAACCTCGTCAAGTCAACAAACCTGTTCAACATCTGGCAGCGCTCAGAGCATGCACAGTCAGCAGACCAGCCGCTACCTCGGTTCGACTGGTCTAAGCTGGAGTACCCTCGCTTTGGACCTTTCAAGTTCTACATCGGTAGCCATCTTGGATGGAGTAAGGAGGATCTAACAAATGAGCAGAGTTGAGTTTTTCTACGCACAGGACTATTGTGCCTTAGCTAGGCAGATCAACACCTGGCTGTCACGCAATCCGACGTACAGAGTTGTAGCCATGACCGATCTACGGGATGTACGTGTGCTGGTCGCATTCGAGAAAGTAGAAGCGCATGACTGACCTTCAGCTAAAGTGTCCGTGCACTAGAGATTGTGTCAACAGATCCGCAACCTGTCACGGCGAGTGCGATGCGTACAAGGCATATGAGCGTGAGAAGCATGCTGAGTATGCAGCTCGAGTTAATTGCGGAGCGCTGAACCCTAGCATATCCCCAACAGTAGGTACGAAGCAGAAAATGAACCACGCTAAGTGGTTGAAGAAAAATGGAAGGTGGCATAAGTAATGAGCACTAATGAAATGCGCTGGATTCTGATGTGTCAGTACGGCGGCGCTGAAAAGTGGCAGCAGAAGGTGAGAGCTATGAGCGAAGCTCAAGTGCAAGCTGTCTACCTGAGGCTGAAACAGAGCGGTAAGCTCTGGGTTCCGAATTCAGTACACACCCCTCAACAGAACTAGTCGGCTTTATTTCAGTTCAAACAATTTTCAAAAATCTCAACAAAAGACTTGATTTTCTCGAGCAAAGCAGCTATAATAATAATGTAGATAAGAACTAATACAAAACAAATTTGGAGGTTTACTATGAACAACATTGAACAGATTATGGAAATCAAAGGCGTGCAGCCTTCCCTCAAGGCGTTTGCCGGTGTATTCGATCTGAATCCGGTCCGTCTGTACTCGGTTGCGAAGCAGCCGAAAGAGGGCGTTGTGTATGACGCCAAGGTCTTCAACTGGGACGCAATCGAGCGCTTCATCAGCCGTCGTCTGGATGCTAACAAGGGTCTGGCTACTCTGGAAGACGTCGTCGATGCTGCTATCAAGATCGACGCTCAGCTGAAAGAGAACGACGGTCGTCGCAAGACTGCTGGTGGCGGTTACGGTGCGAAGATCGAAGTCGATGGTCAGATGATCGCTCAGAGACGCTATCCGAGCTACGAGATGGAGAACCATCAGATGATCTGCCTGAAGGGCGACGTTGAGGTCTATGCCATCGTGATGCAGACTCTGTCTCACACGGTCCTGCGTCCTCTGGCCGAAGCTCTGCTGGAAGGCACCGAGCCCATCTTCAAGGGCAACGACATCAAGGTCATCTCGAACGGCATGCTGAACATGAAGGGCGTTGCGCCTGCTGGTCTGGCAAAGGCTGTCGAGGATCGTTTCAACGGCACGTATGCCCAGGAGCTTGCCGATGAAGCTCAGCGTAAGGCTGATGCTGCTGCGGCTAAGGCTGCCGAGTAATCGCTCCAGGCACGGCACTCTGCTGTGCTGTTTGTGAGCGTTGCTCATAGTAGGAGCCCCGAACTGGTTTTGACTTCCGCTGGTTCGGGGCTCTTTTGAAGACAGGTAGTGTAGCATTTATTTTAAACTGAAGGAGGTGGTAGTTACGTGGAGGGATATTGCTGGTGCCCGGGGTGTAGAAAGTGGGTGCCAGAGCAGTTGATGAACCGAGAGCGCGATCCTGAAACCCATCAACTGATTCGAATATGCACTCCGTGCTTGGAGGGAGTCTCAGCAACAAACTCGTACGTGCTCGATGAGCATCATGAGCAGACGCGATGCGTGTACTGTAGGAGTTACAATACAATCGAGCTAAAAGATCAACAGTACAACAAGTTTTTCTGTAATACTTGTAGAAGGGAGTTTTTCAGAGTATGAAAGGTTTCATACACATTGAGTCCACGGGCAGAGAAGGTGCTTTGAGATGCGAAGCTAACTTGTCTGATGTTAGCGAAGTCGATCGATATCAGGCGCTTGACGTTGCTTGTAGACTGCTTAAGATGAGTAATCGCGACTTGGCGATTTTCTTGGCTGTAAGGTCTGCGGGTGCGTTTGATCGGTGTACTGCTCGGCGCGAAGAGGCGGGCATAGCGCTTGGCGATACCGAGGAACTGCTGCGTCAGTATCGAGAAATGAAGAAGGAGGATAACGAAAATGGCAATGGCGAAGAGATGTGACCGGTGTCATGCATACTTCCAGATTTCTAAGAATAAGCCCAATGTGGTAGCGATTGCATACGCCGATTATCGCGGCGGCATCGATGGTACCAGTCAGTATGGCGGCTGGCAGGATCTGTGCCCTGAGTGCATGGATGCGTTCAGTGTCTGGATGAAAGGTGCAATGAAGGAGGTACAGTTCGTTGAAAGTTGATGTATCTGAAATCAAAACATTCAAGGCGTGCAAGCGTCAGTGGCAACTTACCTCGAGAAATAAGTTCCACCTGAGACCGATGATCACGCCGCCGGCATTTGCTTTCGGCACGATCTTTCACGAGGCATTAGCGCAGCTGTACTTGGATGTGCCTCTGGATAAGGTCATGGAGATGGTGCGTCGTGAGATGCAGTCTGATACCGATGCAGCTCTGCTTGCTATGGTACCTGGCTACTACAAGAATGTGCTGCCGGACGACCTGGAGCGGTTCACGGTGCTGGACATCGAGCATCATTTTAACATCATACCGACAACAAGCTTCGGTGAGTATCTGTTCCCTCTAATCCCCTCAACAGATCCGAAGACTGGAGAGCGTATCTATGATGCAAATGGCAATCCGGTTATGGAGCCTAGCTTAACGATCTGTGGCTCGATCGATATGATCGTGCTGGACAAGGAGGAAGGTAAGATCTACGGCTTCGAGCATAAGACCTGTAAGAACTTCAGAGACGAGTCTTATCTATGGCTCGATGAGCAGCCTCGAGTCTATACCTGGGCATTGCAGGTGTTCGTTAAAGAGTACAACCAGAAGCACGGTACGCAGTACGAGCTGGGTGGTGTGTATCTCAACGAAGTTAAGAAGCTGCTTCGGCAGTTTCAGTACCACAGAACGCTGTGCACGTACAGCGATGAGGACCTGGACAACTTTATGCTTGCTTTCTTCAACGATTGCAGAGAGTGCAAGCATATGGTTGATAGCAACTCGTATGCAGCTCCGAAGCCCAGCTACATGGGTTGCAGCATGTGCTCGTTCAAGACAATTTGCTCAACCTACATGTACGAGAATCTGGACAGAGAAAAGATTCTGCATGAGTTCAGCGAGGAGTTCGTTGAGCGTACTGAAGATCACTTGGAAGAGAAAACGGAGAGGAGCGCCGAGTGATGATTTGTATAAAACCATCGTACTGCGCACAAGCTTTGCGTGTAGATACTATCGGTAATGGATCTCGAGATGCTCTTCAAAAGTTTTTGCTGGATTTCTGTGATTCGGAGATAGACATTGTGTGCTTGGAGCTTCATAGCTACGAGAAGAGCATTGATTGTCTAGCGACATCGCTGCGAAGGATTTCTATCAAATGCAAGCTACCTGTATGTGTAGCTCGTAGGTTTAACAATCGTATTTATGTATGGAGAAAGGAGTTATTAGAGTGACACAGATAATTCATGAGACATTGCTGCACTTAGGCGTGCCAGCAAACCTGCTTGGTTTTGAGGCTTTGACAGTTGCGATCGAGCTAACGCTCAGAGATCCTAGCTATATGTACAAGGGTATTACTAAGAGGTTGTATCCAGAGGTTGCGAAGCGTATTTCGTACGATGCGACAGCATCTAGTGTTGAGCGTGCTATGCGGCATGCGATCGAAGCTATGCACGACCATACGGACCCAGAGGTCGTAGGTGAGTACTTTGGCAACGTTATGAGTGCCAGCAAGGGCAAGCTGACAAACAGCCAGTTTATTGCACAGGTGGCAACGAAGCTGCGAGATCAGATGGCAAAGTGTACAGGAATGGAGGCAAAGCATGGTTAATATTCAATTCCCTTCAACTAATCTAGTTGAGTGTGTCTTCAGTTGGAGACAAAATGATACTTATGCAGCAGCTAAGTGGGACGAGTACGATCATTGTGATCCTACAGGTATGAAGCGGTACATCTACAGACTGCCGGACAATCTGGTCGGTAAAGTTGCGGCCGGTGATAATGTGTTGGTGCACTGTAAGACAGGTTATCAGCTGGCTCAGATTGCTACTATCAACGCAACGTCCTCGTTTGATCTGGACTCGATCGCTCCGGTGGTCTGTATGGTCAACTTGGCCTCGTATATCGCCAAAGTCGAGCGTAAGAAGTCCCTAGCAATGTTGAAGAAGCAGCTCGATGCTGAGAAAAAGCGTTTGGAGTCTATGGTCACCTATGACCTAATTGCCGAGAAGAGCCCCGGGTTTGCTGCTTTGCTGAAGCAGTACAAGGATGCTGGTGGTCAATTCTAAGCAACATAGCAGTTTGAAATTAAGTGTACCATATAAAAGAAACTGAAATTTTTATATCAGTGCACTTGATTTCTGCTGCTGAAGCATCTATAATATAGATATCTCGAGGAGGTGATTAGATGCAGATTATTGATTTGAATAAGCCTGACACTGATCCGACATTTGCTCTGGTGTACGGAGCAAGCGGTACTGGTAAGACTCATCTGATGGGTACGGTGGGCGAGCTTGGACGTACGCTGATCATCGACATTGACCAGGGCATCAAGACGCTTCGTAATGCTCCAGACTTACTGAAAGCACACTACACTGACAACATCACTGTTGTGGACTTCACTAAGTTCCAAGATCTGAACGAGGCGTACAAGCTGGTCGAGGCCAATGACCCCAAGAAGTGGTCGCAGAAGTTCGGGGTACCGATTACTCAACCATTCGAATGGGTACTCTGGGACACTTGGTCCGAGATTCAGTGGTACATGCTGGAGGAGTTGAGAAGCAAGGACGCTGAGATGAAGGGATCAGGTCTCAACTTCAGAAAGAATATTCAGATTCAACACTGGGGTATGATGACAGATCTGAATAAACTTGCAGTCCAGCAGCTGCGTGCCTGTAAGGTAAATCAAGTGTTTACAATGCAGGAGAAGCTGGATAAGGATGAGATCAGTGGCGTCATCTATGGTGGCCCTGCTATCCATGGTAAGATGGTTCAAGAAATGCCTGCTTACTTTGACGTGGTTGTGCATACGTACACTGATCTTCAGGGTCAGTACTGTGCAACAACGAAGTCGAAAGGTAAGTGGCCTGGCAAGACTCGTCTTGGTGTTGGTGTCGACATCAAGAACCCAACAGCTAAGCAGCTGTTCTCTAAAAACTAAATATAACCTGTGCCAGAGAACCAGGTTATAAATATAAAACTGGAGGTATTATCCATGAAAAAGTTCAAACTGTTGATGAGAAGTGTTCCGAGTGCTGTAGTTGCTCTCTTTGTTGTGTCAGTTGTTCTGATGAACTTACTGGCAAACAAGGAAATCGACACAGGTCTAAGCTGGCTGGCTCTCGACTGCGGCTTTACAGTGTCGTGGCTGAGCTTCCTGGTAATGGACATGATTACAAAGCGTTTCGGCGCTAAAGCTGCTATTCAAATTTCAGCATTTGCAGCAGCGTGTAATCTACTTGTAGCTGGTGTTATGCTGGCTGTGAAGTTCATTCCTGGTAACTGGGGTGCGTTCTACGATTTCGAAATGGTCGAGGTCAATCAGGCTCTGGACAACACTATTGGCGGTACGTGGTATGTGCTAGCTGGTAGCACGCTTGCGTTCTTAACTTCGTCTGTAGTGAATGCAGTTATCAACGCACTCATTGGTCGAGCGAGTACGCAGAAAGGCTTTGGTAGCTTTGCTCTTCGGTCTTGGCTGTCTACTATGGTTGCTCAGTTTGTAGACAACTTCGTATTCGCGTTGGTCGTAAGTCATGTCTTCTTTGGCTGGTCTATGCTGCAAGTTGTGACGTGCTCGTTCACAGGTTGTATTATGGAGCTGCTCTGCGAGATGGTCTTTAGTCCGATTGGATACAAGGTCAGTAAGCAGTGGGAAGACGAGCATGTTGGACAGGCGTATCTAGAGGAGGTAGAGAAGTGAGCGTAGTTATCACTGGCACGTCTCGAGGTATTGGCAAGAAGATTGCTGAGCTATTCCTGAAGCAGGGTAACATGGTGCACGGCATCGATCTGCTGCCTAGCACGATCGAAGGTTACAAATACCAGTACAGACATCACATTGTGAATGCTGCAGATGCGTCTGCATTGCCTGACATTGGTGCTGTAGAGTATCTGATCAACAATGCTGGCAGCTGGAACCAGGACGTTGACAACATTGAAGCTAATCTTGAGACTGTAATCGCGTGTACTGAAAAGTATGGACTGCAGCCCAACATCGAAGCCATCGTTAACATTGCCTCAACTAGTGCGCATAATGGGGCTGAGTTCCCGCGATATGCAGCTGCTAAGGGTGGTGTGCTTGCATACACTAAATGGACAGCTGCTGAGGTTGCCAAGTATGGCGCCACGTGCAACAGCATTTCACCTGGTGGTGTGTTCACTAGATCGAATGCGCACATTCTACGGAATCCAGAGCTGTGCCGAGAGGCGCTGAATGAGACGATGCTCGGCAAGTGGGCAACTTCAGGCGAAATCGCGACTTGGGTGTACTTCGTAGCTGTTGTCAATAGAAGCATGACTGCACAGGATATTATCATCGACAACGGGGAGCTGGCTAAGTTCAACTTCGTCTGGTAATACCAAACTCTAAAGGGAGTCACTAACGGAGTATAAATAAGTAGGGTAACCGTGCAAACCGGGAGTATATAGAGCTATAGCCAAGTGGTTAAGGCACGAGACTTTGACTCTCGCATCGCTGGTTCGAGTCCAGCTAGTTCTGCCAGCTCGAAAGAGCAGAATTTATCATCCACCCGAGATGAAGTCGGTACAGGATGGCAACGATAATAGCCTACCCTGGGAAGGTACTTTATGTTGAACCTCGATTTTTCCAGCGTCCCGTCCCGCGAGCCTCTCGATGAAGGCGTGTATGATCTGACCATCGCCAAGATCGAAGAGACCACGAGTAGCACCGGCAACCCCATGCTGAAGGTTGAGTACGACGTCAACGGCGTCAAAGGCAAGCGTAAGCTGTGGGACAACTACGTTCTGATCGACAAGTGCCTGTGGAAGGTCAAGGAGCTGTTCGATGCTCTGGGCGTTGACACCAGCGAGCTGGTCGAGATGGATGTCAGCGAGCTGCTTGGCATGCAGGTCAAGGCCAAGGTCGTTCAGGAGACCTACAACGGCGATATCGTCAACAGAATCAAGAAGGTTATGCCGGCTTGATACTACATGGAGCGGCGAGGCAACTCGTCGCTCCTATTAGCAGAGGAGGGATACATTGGCCCTTATTTACGATGAGTTTATAGCTTTTTCATCTGCACAAGGTGATCAGCTATACGCTAACTGCCCCTTCCATCCAGACAAGACGCCTTCATTTACAGTCAATACGACTACACACGAGTGGTACTGCCATGGGTGTAATAAGGGTGGTTCGGAGAAGGAGTTCTTAGCAGAGTACTTTGATGTGGAGCCAAAGATCGGCAAGTATGCATTCGAGTACTGGGAGACTAAGGGCACCTTGCCATTTCCAACAGAGCAGCAAGTTGAGAAGTATCATCAACAGTTGCTCAAGAGTCCGAAGGACTTAGCTATCCTGCAAAGTTTTGGCATTACTCAGCAAACAATAGAGGAGTTGAAGTTGGGGTTAGATGACTTCAGAGTTATCTTCCCGATCAAATCCAGACGTGGTTACTGGGTCAATCTTCGTCGGTATCTGCCTCCTCAACGTAGAATTGCCGAAACGAAAGAGCCAAAGTGCTTGAATGTTCGAGGTCTTGGACAAAGACGCTATTGGCCTTACATAGCGTTTGACAAGTCTGAGATTGTAGTTGTTGAGGGCGAGAAGGATTGTGCTGCGGCTAGGTCACAGGGTTTAAACGCTGTAACTGGTACCGGCGGTAGCTCGATCCCATCAGATGAGATTAGCTTATTCAGTGGCAAAGATGTTGTGCTTATGCTGGATGCTGATACAGTTGGTCAGCGGTCTGTAAACACGTACATTCAGCTCTTGAAGCCGATTGCTGCTAGTATCCGTATTATTAGACTTCCGCAGAAAGATTTTGTTGACTACTACACGTCGTGTCAACTTACAGGCACAGCTGTTGATGTATGGCAATACGCTTCAACATATCTTGAGTATGAGAAACTCAAAGCTGCGACAGAGGCTCAAGATGTATCTCTTGTTCGCAGTGAGTTTACAGAGCATCTAAACTCGTGGATGAAGTTGCGAGGTATGAGTGTAGTAGGTGTTGAACCTAAAATCTACACAGTGCCTGTAAAGTTAAGATGTGTGTGCGGCAATGCAAATTGCAGTAAGCCATGTCCGCTAGCTTTCACACCCGCGAATGACGATCTGACTCAGACAATCGATGTAGATCCTCGTCAACTTTTGCGCTTTATGAACGCGCCTGACTCGGCACAGGACAGCTATGCTCGTCAAGTTTTTGGTTGTAAATCAGTACATGCTGAAGCAGTCGATCTCATCAACTGTCAGAAACTGATCTTCCAGGAGAGTGCGAGTTTCATTGATGGTCTTGAGGAAGCTTCGTTCGAGAATCGTTATGGTGTTTATCTGTACACTGACTACAGATTGAACGCTACTATGAAGTACGACTTCGAGGCTTGCAGAGTCACTGATCCCACCACTCAACAGAACTATTACTTGATTCGAGATGCAGAGTGTGTAACAGCTGTTCAACCTAACATTGAACCTGAGTTGATTGCTCGATTCAGACAGGTTGGTGCTAAAGCTCATTCGGCGATGGATCTGATCAATACGTACTACGAAGAGTGGATGCCTTCTTTAGGCATTGAAGGTAGACCTGATCTGTTCGGTGCTATTCTCTTGACGTACTGCTCCGTAACTGAGATACCTTGGCAGAGTGGTGTTATTAAAGGCTGGCTGGACACGATGTGCATTGGCGATACTCGTACCGGCAAGTCTCAGATGGCTCAACGCTTTGTTAAAGTGCTGGGCATGGGTGGTTATATCAATGGTGAGAATGCTCGGCGCACAGGTGTCATTGGTGGTGTTCAACGATTCGGCGATAGCTGGGTTGTAACCTGGGGCGCAATACCGATGAACGATCGCGGTCTGTTGATGATTGATGAGGCCTCCGGCTTGGAGGTTGAGGACATCAAGGATCTCTCTTCAACAAGATCGAGCGGTGCTGTAACTCTCAATAAGATTGTCAAGGGCGAAGCTAGAGCTAGAACACGTCTGCTGTGGTTCAGCAACCCGCGCAACGGTCGCAACTTGTCTGACTTCTACTGGAAGGGCTTTGGAGCATTCCAAGAGTTTATTCCAGTTATGGAGGACCAGGCTCGATTCGATCTTGTGATTTCAGCTGCCCGTGAAGACGTTGATGTGCTGGGCGATTTCGATTATGATACTCCTGTGCAGGTTGGTCCATGGAGAGCATTATTCAGCTTAGCGTGGAGTATTGAGGCTGACGACATCAAGATTACATCTGAGGCTAAGGCAGAGGTTAGAGCTTGTGCTAAGGACCTGAATGCAAAGCTTGGTGGTGGCTCATTGATCGTAGGTGTTGCAGTACACGAGAAACTACTCAGACTTGCATGTGCTTTTGCTATTGCGAGTGGCTCGTACGACCCTGTGACAGGCTGGTTGCAAGTTGATGCTCGATATGTTCGCTGGGCTGAGGAATTCTTAGAGGTAACACTTAACAAGTCTTCAATGGCATACGGCGATTACATTCGAGAGTTCAAGAGAGCTCAGGCTAAACGGGCAGACAACATGCAGTTTATTCGCACACTGATTGCAGTCAATCCTGCTATCAAGGCTCTGCTGACTGCATCGAGCTTCAAGGGATTCCAGTTCCAAGAGATCTTAGGTATGAGTAAGGACGAGAGCTCTAAGATCATGTCCGACTTGATTACACGAGGTTTGTTGAGACCTGGACCTTCTGCAAGCTACATTCCGGATAAGCTGTTGATGGAAGTTGCAAAACAAATGGATCTATAACTGCTGGAGGTGTTGTAATGGATAAAGCAGTTGCTGAAAAGTGGTTGACTCGGTACCCTAAACTCGAGAACTTCATTGCTGCTGGCACTATTAGCCTTAAGGCAGCTAGAGAGATCCTGGAAGTGGATAGATACTTTATGTATGATATCTACAAAGAGCTTTTGGCTGGCGGTGTAGTTACTGCTAGTGGTACAAATGCTTGGCGTGCTACAGCTGAGCTGAAAGAATACTTGAAGGAGCGAAAAGAGAATGCAAACGCAGAAAATTGACACTTATGTGCGCGACTCGTTGGAGCAAGCGCCTCGGTTGAAGCATTTGCTCGAGTTCGAGGATGCTAAGCTGCATCCTGGTCTGGAACCGAAGCTGCTCAACTTTGCTTGCTTGGGTTTGGCTGAGGAAGCTGGCGAGGTTGCGGGTCTTGCGACGCGTGAGCTGTGGAAGCAGATACCGCAAGATCCGGATCATTGGCTGGAAGAGCTGGGCGATGTGCTGTGGTATCTTACAGCTGCAGCAGCATGTCGAGGCTATACGTTGGAAGATCTGTACAAATACAATGTGAAGAAACTGGAGGATCGTTATGGTAAATGATAATGTAAATCATCCGAGTCACTACACCCGTGGTAAGATTGAAGTCATTCGCATCATGGAAGATCAGCTTACGCCTGAGGAGTATCGGGGGTATGCTAAGGGGCAGGTTCTGAAGTATATCACGCGAGAGCGTGGTAAGAATGGCCTCGAAGACCTGAAGAAAGCTCAGTGGTATCTCAATCGACTGATCGCGTACCTGGACAAGCAGGAGGTCTCGAAATGATTGAAGCTAAAGTTGGCACTCGTGTAACACTGCTGAAAGCTCCAACTGATGAAGACTGGAAAGAGGTCAACCGTAGAGCTCGGACGACAGTGGGCTACACTGAAGGCGTAGTTCCTTCAACAGAATGGCGTCATGCTATTCTGAGAGCTCGGCACAGTCCTATTCGATATCTGCGCTGGTCTTTTCTGATCGAGGATGTGCCGTATTGGGTAGCTTGTGAGTTGCGCACGCATGTGCACGACATGCCATATGTTGCGGACTTTGGTGTTTACATTCGGAGTCAGCGTAACGATCGGCAGGACAAGTACGATCGAAGTGCAGCAAGACAGGACGCCGCAGTCAACATGATCATTGATTGCAACGGCGAGCAGATTCAGGTGCTTGCAAACAAGCGTCTGTGCAATCAGGCTACAGCTGAGGCTCGAGCTGTAGTTAGAGAGATGTGTGATGCAGTTGAGCGTGCTGAAAAGGCATACATTGGGCTACTTGTGC